TTGAGAACATATGCTCCACACGCTATGTCATCGTCTCTTGGTGAGCATCACAAGCGCGCGTGGGAATGGGCTGAGGCTATAACGCCTGGAGTCGCTCCGCCAGCATTGATCGAGTGCTGGTTTCGTGGTGGTGGTAAAAGCACCACCATGGAGCATATTGCTGCACGTATTGCCGTGAAAGGTTCTCGCCGGTTCCTGTTGTACGTCTGTTCAACACAAGAAGCTGCCGACCGCCACGTATCAGACATTGGTCATACGATGGAGCGTTGTGGAATTGAGAGGGCGCTTAACAAGTATGGTTTTTCAAAGGGATGGAACGCTTCGAAACTTCGGACCGCTAACGGATTTAACGTGTTGGCGTTTGGGTTGGATACTGGCGCTCGCGGTGTCAAGCTCGATCACTTGCGTCCTGATTTCATCATTCTTGACGACATTGATGAACTTGATGACTCAGTTAATCGTGTTGATAAGAAGATCTCTACGATAACACAGACCATCCTTCCAGCTAAGAGTACAGACTGTGCAATCGTTTTTGTTCAGAACAAGATTCATGCTAACAGCGTGATGGCCCAGGTTCTGTCAGGCGAATTGGACATGCTTCAGTATCGTGTACAGTCTCCTATTGTTCCTGCCGTCCAAGGACTTACGTACGAGCCATTTGAGCGTGAAGATGGCCGTACAGGCTATCGGATTACAGGTGGCACAAACACATGGGCGCACAAGAGTATGGATGTGTGCCAGCGTGAAATCGATGACTATGGCATCATCTCATTCCTGCGCGAGTGTCAGCATGAAGTAGGTGTTGGTGGTCGTTTCTTCCCTGAATTCCAAGAGTACGACACGTCTGGAAAACCATGGCACGTTGTTGATCATGTTCAGGTCCAACCATGGTGGCGTGTATGGGCATCACATGACTTTGGTACTGGAGCGCCGGCCGCAACGTTGTTGTACGCATCTGACGAGAACGAAGACATCTACGTCATTGGTGAGATATATGAAGCTGGCAGAGTAAGTTCTAAGCAAGCTGAAGATACATTACAGTTACTCAAAGAACGTGGGTATGCGGCACCTGTCAACAAAGACAAGCCTGATGGACCTTGGTTGACGAAGCTTGAGGCAATCGCTTTTGACTGGGCAAACACTTTCCCTCCAAAGAATCACGAACAACGCATCGGTGAATATCCTGTTGAGGTCTGGTGGAGACGTGGGCTTCCAGCTGTGGCTGCGGTAAAAGACCGTAAGGCTGGCTGGAGACGCCTGAAAGAATGGCTGGCATCAGTACGGGTCAAAGACGGTCAGCATAGTCCACGCTTCAAGATTGTGCGACGTGCATGCCCAAACTTGATTCGGGAACTAACCGCAGCGATGGCTGACCCAAAAGACCCAGAAGATCTCGACAGTGGCACGAAGTCCGACCACGCATTGGACTCCTGCCGTTATGGCGTTATGTGGCGTGAATACCCGGTGACTTGCCCTGAAACACAAGGTAAGACTCCATGGAAGCCAGTGTGGATGCAAGACAATAATGAGGACCAGTACGTATGAGTGCGTTTGATATCATCCAGAGTATATTGATGTTAATTACGGCTATTTTTACTGGACTAGCCTGGCGCGAATTGCACACGATTCGCAAGCGCCAGGAAGTACATGTTGAATACCATCGCACTAAGGATCACTACATCTGATGGAACCAAAACAGCAGAAGATACCAAACGATCTGTTCCCACAGATGTTGGCTAATATCACAGCTAAGTTACGTAAGCCGCCACAGATGGCAGCCTTGCAACGTCCTGAAGCATCAGGTATGCGTGGTAGCTTTAAAGTAACATCTACCGAAGTAGAAGACGATGACCTCCTCGGTATTGATATCGAGCCTAACCAGTGGTCGGTCGATCCAAAGGACCAACCTGAAGAAGCCAAAAAGGTTATCGGGTATGTCCGCAATCAGTTTGATGAAGCATATCGCGCACGTCAGGAGATGGAGATCGAATGGGCGCAGGCTCTGGCATTTTTCGAAGGACGCCAGTGGTTCCGCATCAATTCTCAAACGCGCAACCTTGTAACACTCCAAAGTGATCGAGACCCACCGCATCGTTACATGACTGTCAATAAGATGAGGCCTCTAATCGATGGCGTCGTTGGTAAGCTGACTCAGGTCGCGCCAGACTGCCGTGCTGTACCGTTGTCTTACAATCCTAAGGATCAGCAAGCTGCGGACGAGGCCAACTTTATTGCTGGACATTACACTCGTAAGTTCTCGCGCGAGACACAAACCAAAGAGCGCGTTCGATGGGCTTGTATTACGGGTACAAGTTTCGTGAAGGTTAGCTGGAACGCTAAAGCTCCTGTCGTGATTCCAATGCGTGACTTGGATAGCGGTGAGATTACCGGATACAAGGAACTACCGCTTGGTGATGTAGACGAAGAGATCGTCCCATGTTTTAACGTATTCCTTGACCCAAAGGCGCTCCGTGATGAGGATGTTCGCTACATCATCCATGCATCAATCAAGCCTCTGTCATGGTTCGTTGACAACTATGGTGACGCAGGTAAGTTAGTTCAACCAGATGCTATCAGTGGCCAGAATGCAGGCTACGTGGACGCGTACCTCGAAGGTGCTAATGCGAGTGGTACGGGCTGGGTACAACCATCGACTTCTAGGCTAAACAACGTAGACATCAAGAAGGCTAGTTCCATTGTCTATGAGTACTGGGAGAAACCTACTGCTCTTTATCCAAATGGCCGTTACATTGTTAGTACGAACACGGCGCTTCTGTACGCTGGTGATTGGCCATATAGCAAGAAGGACAAGTTCCCGTTTATCCCACTTCGATGGCAGCCAAGATCTGGCACACCGTACGGTCATAGCTTGGCGTTTGACCTATGTCCGTTGCAGTTAGGATACAACCGCGTTTACAGCCGCATGATTGAGCAGTTCGAACAGAACAAAGACTACATCATGGTTGAGCGTGGTGCGAACATTGGTGCCGATGCTTTCCAACAGTCAAGTGATGACATTGACGACAAGGGACGTATTTACCGAAAGGTCTACTACAACCGCGGTACACAGCCACCTCAAATTCAACGAGCGCCTGGAATCTCCAATGAAATCTTCCCGATGCTTCAGTCATTTGAGAAAGACATGATGGATATTGCTGGCCTACATGACGTAAGTCAAGGTCAGGCACAAGCTGGTACTCCAGCTGAGGCGGTCAAGTTACTGCAACGAGCTGATAACACACAACACTCTTACATCCGCGCTGATATTGAGCGAAGTATCGCAACAATCAAAGAGTGGGAGATCGCGTTAGTAGAACAGTTCGCTGTTGCACCATTCATTGGTTCTGTTGATGACAACATTAACCCACGCAATGAGATCCAGCAGGGAATCATTAGTTACGACTCGATCAGATCCGGTGGACAGTACAGGGTTGTTTACATCCCAGGTTCATCACAACGTGAATCTGACGACCAGAAGCTACAGAAGGTTGTCATGCTTCGGCAGATGGGCCTATTCGGTGACCCGAACGATCCAGAAACGAACGCTATGGTTGTCCGTATGTTGCAGTTACCTGAGACGTCTGACATCCTTCAAAACCTTGCATTCCAGGCGCAGAAGCAGCAGGCAATGCAAGAGCAGATGATGCAGATGCAGCAGGCTCAGATGGCGGCTCAACAGAAATTTAATCCTGAAGCAGAGCAGATGAAGGCACAGCTCCAGATGCAACAGGATCAAGCTAAGGCTCAGCTCGACGTGCAGAAGATGCAAGAGCAAGCCAAGATCGACACTAACAACTATGCGGCTAAGGCCATTACAGATGTTAGTAAGGACCTAATCTCCGATAAAGGAGCAGGGGAAGCGCAGCAACAGGGTACTCGCGTACCAAAACAAAAAAGTTGATGTGCTAAGATAGGAGTAACTGATACATGCCTGAAGAGATGGTGACACGGACCGCTGACTCACCAGCAGCGGCGACGGGCGAGTCAGGAATGATGAACGCGGTTCGGGACTTTATCCAGGAGAACGCCGCTCCCGGAGATAACTCGCAATGGGCGACAAGCGAGCAAGATGGTCAGGCTGCGAGTCAAGATTACGATGGTGGTTACGACGATACTAACTACGACGACATCCTTGATGAAGTCTTAGGTATCAATCGATCCGTAACGCCACAAGCACCCGAGGAGCAGCCGGGCGCTGTACCCTACGAAAGGTTTCGTGAGGTAAATGAAAAGGCACGGCAGCTTCAAGACGTTGAGTCAAAGCTTAGCAAGTGGAGTTCAGTTATTGAACAGCTTGAAAGCCAGGGGTACGGAGACGCTGAGGCAGTGCTTGCCGCGCAAGCGGAACAGGCAGCAAAGGCCGAGGAAGCTCAGCTCCGTCAATACTACCAAGGCTTAGTTGACCAACAAGGTGTAGATCCAAACGTTGCACAGATGCAGATGGAAGCTCAGCTTTCCAAGATGCAGTATGAGCGACAGATGGAAGAAGTCAACAACTACATGATGATGCAACAGAGAGATGTTGCATTGGACCAGTTCCCGTTGGCTGCGCGCGCACCTGCGCTTGTAGACAACCTCATCGCCGCTGGATATGACCCATATCAAGCAGTAGAGGCTGTACACGAACAGGTTCGCACAATCGTTTCTTCACTCGTACCTGAGGTTGCTGCTAAAGTAAGTCAGGGCCGTCGCGCACCACAACCTATTGGGCAGAGCGGATCGCCTCGCATGGCGCCCGTAAACAATGGCCAACAGAAGCGTGGTGGATGGTCAGATCTTCTTGGGATCAACCGAGGACGAAATTCGATCTAAGAGGATTAAGAAATGCCAGACGCAAATGCATTGACACTTGCTGATCAAGCTATGATTTCCAATGACCCATTGGTAAAAGAGATTACAAAATCCCTTCACCAGACATGGAACGCATTGAAGGATATCCCGCTTGTCACGAACCCTTCTCTCCGCCAGGTTGGCACCCGTATGATCAACCAGGCTAACGCTTTCCCAACCATCAACTGGGCTACTATTAACGAAGAACCAGTTGTTAGCAAGGGCAAGCCGAAGCAGTACGAAGAATCCATGTACCTGATTCGTAATAAGATTCAGGTCGATCATGTACTTTTGGATCAGCCCAACAACATTGTTGATCCTGTCCAGATGCAGATCAACTACTTCATGGAAGCACTCGCCTATGATTTCAATGACAAATTCATAGGGAATGACCCGACGTCTACAGCCGCTGGCAACGACGTCGATTGTTTCCCTGGACTTCGTTATCGTCTCACAAACCCTGAACAGTTTGATATCCCTGGTGAAATGTCGGTCAACGGCAACGGTTCTACTGGTGCTGACTTGACGACTACTGTTGGTACAAACCGCTTCATGGAAAAGTTGCAGAACCTTCTCGACAACATGAACTCGCCAGATGGTGATGGTGTAGTCATTTATGTGTCTGAATCTCTGAAGCGTGCTATTGAATTTGGTATTCGTTCCATGGGAATCGGAGCTGGATTCGACGTCACTAAGGACTCCTTCGATCGCCCAGTTGAGATGTACAAGGGTGCAAAGATTCGTTCCGTTGGACGTAAGTCTGATGGTGTGACTCATATCCTTGGATCTGAAACTGCCGCAGGTGTTCCAGGTGTTGGTGGATTCCAATCCCTGTTTGCCGTTCGCTATGGCGACGGCTACTGTACAGGTTGGCAACCAGGTCCGTTTAAGCCGACATACCTTGGTTTGTCGAAAGAAAACGGCGTCCTGCACAATATCGTCTTTGACTGGGGCGTTGGTATGTGGATTCCACACACTCGTGCAGTCGGTCGTGTCTACAACATCAAGATTGCTTAAGGAGTAAATTATGGCAAGAGATGGATTGCTTTTGTTTCCTACGTTTACTGGAGCTGCTACCGCTACTGGTGGTACCAAGCAGACTTCAGGCACACTGACGATTGACCCGTTCATTGCTGGACATCGCCGTGAGCTAGTTGTGCGTATCTCGGTTAATGCAACTACAGTTGTTGGTACTCCAACTGGTATCGGTTGGATCTTTACTGTGGAAGCATCTAAAGATGGCACCAACTTCTGGGGTATCTGTGCAAGCCCAGGAGTGGCATTTGGGGCGACGACTACTGCAACATTTGCGCAGCTTCCGGCTGGCGCAACGATTGCTGTAGCATCTGGTGTTCCAGACAGTGGTGTTGAGTACTTCCTGCCTATTCCTGTACCGCAATCATATGTTGATGCATCAGGAGTTGTTCAGGATAACTACAACAGGCTGCGTGTAACAGCTACTCCAATCTTCAATGGTGGAAGCACACCTAACGTAACGTATACCTCTAACGCGGCTATCGTTTCCGGTAAGGATGGGGCCTACTCGTAATGACTAGGGGAGAGATCAAACGGAGATTCCGACTGCTCGGTCGGCATTACTTCGGTTCGGATGCGGACCAAGACCCGTTTGGTCTCGAACTCCTAATCGTTGAGACGACCAATCAGATTGCTCGAGCTACCGACTGCTATTTCGGCCGTCGGTATCTCGATCTGGTCGCAGATACTAAAGAGTACTGCGCTCCGGATCTATACAAGATCCGTAACATACAAGCCAAAAACAACCTTGGCGAGTATCGACGCATGCGCTTGTTTGATGCGTTCGATCAAAAGGTTGATCAATTTCGAAGCGATGCAACCGCTTCTTTCCCTGAATACGCTGTTATCTATGGAATGAATAGGATTGGTGTATATCCTATTCCTAACGCAGCCGTAACACAGGGCCTAATGGTAGAAGGTTATGCTGTTCCTGGCGATTACTGGGTCTACTCAACTGCCGGCGTAGCCCAAACACCTTCCGATAACGATGAATGTCCATTGCCAGACATAGCGCACGATTGTGTTGTTTATGGGATGCTGGCTAATAAAGCCGCCATGATTGGTAATGAGGGTGGCTTTGCTATCTACAATGCTCAGTACAACGAGCGCCTTGGGCTTGTGGAGTCCTACGCTGCTACGTATGCCAGGAGAACACCGTAATGGCGCAAACTATACAGACCATACGTAAAGAGGTCTACAAGCTCCTAAACGAGGCCACAAACAGTACTGTAGGCGCATTGTCTACAGGCCTAGGCACGGTCGCGTCTGGTGATGACAGTGATTCGAATATCAATAAGTTCATCATGGAAGGCGTCGCTGATCTCTGTCGTTCATGTGTTGCTATCCCTGCTAATGGAACGATTGCTTACGGGACTAACATTCGAACAAAGCAGCTCACGGACATATCAATAACTTCGCCTGCGGCTGGTCAGTTATGGTTCCCTACGGATGTCTACCGAGATGGTACACGACTTACGCACGCCAGTGAATCAAGTATTCGATCTCACGACCTTGGCTATGCTGCAAATATTACGGCTACCACTACAAACGTAACGCATTGGTATCGACACGACAACTACGCAATTAGTCTGTATCCATACTGTAGTACCGCTCTTACGATCACGGTGTACGGCTATGGTATGCCTGATACGACGCTTAGTGGAATTCCAGGAACAGATAACCTAAAGTCGTTCTCTTTCCTTCCTGATGACATCCTTAGGCAGGCTCTAGCTGCATATGCTGCTAACAAAGTCGTAATGAAGAATGTTGACGACCCGACATTAGCTGAAAGGTCGTTTTGGAATAATATGTATAACAGCATCCGCATGCAGTTGTACATCCAATTGGATACTGGACTTAAAGGGCCTGGTGGCCCATTCGCAATCCCTCCGGTGCAACCAAAATGAATGTAGCCTGGGGTCGCATGATTCTCATCGCATTTGGTGCGTTTGTAGCATCGGCGGCGCCAGAGTTTGACGCTGCCTGGAAAGCACAGCATATTGCTGATACGGCATCATTTGGTACGGTGACCCGCGCTCTACTTCTTTCTGGCATTGAGGGCCTTCGTGCTGGTATACCCGCTATGACAACCGCGTTGATTGCTTTCTTTATGCGACAAGATAGTAGCCTTCCGGTTTTCTCGGCAAAACTACCGGAGGTACACAAAGTCAGTGAAACGACGAGGGACATCGATGGATAAGTTGCATATTGACTGGAATCAATTACTAGCCGGGTTTATCGGGGCAGTAATAGGTACTGATTGGCCCAAGATTAAGTCTCTCATGCAAGGCATAATTACAGTGTTGTCTGGCACTGCTTCGGCAATATATTTGACTCCGCTGGTCGCAAAGCAGATTGGTTGGAATCAACCACATGAAATGATTGGGTTGTCATTTCTGCTTGGTACTTTGGGTCTTCGGACTGTTCAGGCTTTTAATATAG